TTGATCGGACTGCCATGGATAGACGTACCGAAACATATTGTAAAAATACAGGCGAATTTTGATTGTTGTTCCGTCGCAGCAATAACACGGGCAAGCAAAAATGGCACACGTTACTTCAGGCGAGCCAGTTTTTGTTTCTCCTTCGCTGGTGCATTCATAGTTTTCCATTCCCTCGTACAGCATCTGCCCACCGGCGTCGCACTCGCCAAAGTCCTTGACCTTGATCCACGCCATCCCGGCAGCACCGCCCGCCGTCGTGTGCGTGTATGGGAACTGCAGGTCGTCCACGCAATAACCAGGCCCGCACGTGTTGCCATCGTAGAAGCTTACGCCGTCGTCGTAGCCATAACCTCCAACCGGCCAGCAGTAGGGCGGCAAGCCACCTCCAGCGCTGCGGCCAACTCCAAAACAGTTTCCAGTAAACGGATCAAACGCCGAGCACCCAGGCAATTCGTAATCGAAGACACCGTCAAGAACTTCATCGTTTATGCCTTGTGCGACGCAGACGCCGTTGAGCGTCATGTCCCACGAGTAGCACTGCGAACAGGTGCATGGCTGACCGCAGCAGCACCCCTGCTCGGTGCCGACCTTGCCGTCACGCATGAGGATCTGGCCGTTTTGAAACGTGATCTGCGTCATGCTGCGGTGGCCGTTGCACAGGTTGTTACCGAGTACCACTGCAGGCACGGGCCTGTCGTGTTGTGCCCGAGCACCTGGACCTGCGAAGCGTCGTACCCGGTTAGTGTCTTGAGATCGAGCGAACCAACTATCATGCGGCACGTCGGGCCACCACCAACCTCGACCACGCTATTAGTGCCGTTGGCCTTGCCGAAGATCACGACCGTGTCTGGCCCGGCCTCCACAGGCAGACACCAGTTGTAGACGTTGGCCGTAGCTGTCGTGCCGGTAAGCGTAACCACCTTCCACGACGCTGATGCCCAGGAGCCGGTGAACGAGCCGATGCGGAGTGGTTTCCCGCTGTCGATGATCGGGTGATCAAACGTGATGCCTGGCCCGCTGCGATTGCCGCCCTCAACCGCCCGCACGGCCTTGGCGATTCGCTGGGCTGAGTCGCGGCTGAACTTTACGAACGTTTTGCCAGCGCCCTGCTTAGGGCCGTTGTTCGCGCCCTGGCTGCTCACTGTTCACCCCTCGACAATCGTGATGACCAGCTGCGTGCCAGTGAGGTTAGCCTGTGCGGCGTACTGTCCCGCCGCCAGCCGGCCGACGGACGCCTCGCCGCCACGCAGCGACACGGTCGGCACGAGCGTGCCGGCGGACAGTTGCCCGAACGAAACGGTGGCCGTGGAAACGGTGGACAGATTGCGGGCGAAGAACAGCCCCACGCTCGACAGCGTGGCGGTGCTAATCGACACCGTGCCGGCAGCGTTGGTGCCAGGTGAAAGCGTCTGCGTAGATATCCCAGTAGCGGAACAATCGGCCGTGACTCCAGCGGCGGAATAGGTTTGCCGCAGGGCCCCCTTGGCTACCGTCGTGCTGATGGTGTAGTTGATGTCGGCCATGTGTCATGCTCCTAGTTACGGCTGCGTGGGTGTTCCGAAGTACGTCTCAAAAGCGACTTCACGGTAAACCCGACGCTCAAGGATGTCGGGGGCTCCCGTCTTTAAGCCACCGCCAGATGTCAGCGGCTGCGGATTGCTGGCAGGAACACGCTCTCCGGTGTCTGGGTCTAAAACGTAGACGCGCTGCCTCTGGCCGCTCTCCAGGTAATTCCATCCGACATTCGGAAGTTGCAGGTTCCACTTGTCAGGGCGGTACTCAAGCGTGACCTCAACGCTCCAAAACCGCAGTTCTTCGTCGTTCACGACCTCAACCTGCGGCTGTCCAGAAATGCCGCTGCACTTCCATGTGCCTGGCTGGGCACCCAAAAACGTGTCGCTGTTGACGCTATTAGTGATGGCGGTCGCCAGGCCGTAGTCAAACGTCGCCCGGTTGCCGCTGATGCTTGCTTGTAGCGTGCTAATGTCGGTCGTTGCACCTTCAAAGAAATCGTTAGCCGAGTTCACCAATGTCTTCAACGTGCTGCCGTCGTAGTAGTACAACGCCGGCACGCTTAGACCGCCAGTCGTCCATTTCCAGATATCGGGCCGGGCCAGCGGATTCTTGTCCGGGTTCTCCTGCTTGGGCAGTTCGTAATCCCAGGTGATTTCGTAGTGCCAGCGGGAACCGTTGTAGTTCCCCACGCTGGCGTTCATGGCCCTGCAATACGCAGCCTCTGGGTGCGCGTCGAGGAACGCTACGCCAGCACCGGCAAGGATCTCCGTTTGAGTCGTGGTCGGGGTATCGACCTCCACAACCCACTTACGCTGAAACTTCGGGGCTTCGCCGAACTTCTGCGTGGCGGAAACGGTGGCGAGCTCGGTGACCTTTATGACGCTCATGCCGCAGCCCCCAGGATGTCAACCTGTTGCTGCTGCAACGCCGCCAGTTCCTTCCGAATCTCCTCGAGCTTGGCGTTGGTTTTGCGGTTCTCCTCGATGGCCGGGTCTTCACGGCCAGTGGCCAAAGCGATGAACTGGGCCATGCCCTCGCTTGAGCGAATGTCGTTGGCCTTCAGGGCTTCGTTTGATTTGCCCCCCAGGGCAGCGGCCTTGTCGGCCTGGATCTTGTCGATCTCTTCCTGCTTCTTTGCAACGTCTTCGCCGATCTCTTGTGCCTTCTTCATGGCATCCGTTTGGCTGTCAAACTTGCCTTTGAGTTTGTCGGCCTCCCGGTTGTATTGCTCTTCATTGATGCGGCCGTCACGCAGCTGCTCGTTCAAATCCATGAGCCCCTGCATGTATTGGTCGGCGGCACGTTTACCGGCTTCACCAAATTGCTCAGCGTTTTTTGTGGCAGCAAAAAAAGCGTCTGTCTGCCGAGTCATTGCGGCTTGCTGGTCTTGCTCGGCCTTTCGGTCCTCTTCGGCCTGCTCTGCCAAAGCCTTATTGCGTTCACGGATGGAATCGATTTGCTCGTCGTATTTCTTCTTTGCTTCCTCGGCTCTTGCCGCAAGCTCTGCTTCATTGAACATGCCGGCTTCAAACTGCGACTGCAGCGCACGCAGCTCTTGCTGGTATTGAGCGGCCGCATCAAACCCGGCCTGCCCAAACTCCACGGCGGCACTAGAAGCGGCGTTTGATTGCTCTTGGATACGCCGCATGGTGTCTTCGGCGGCCTTCATTTCTTCGTCTGCTGACTCCGCAGCACTGGCAGTTTCCTCCATGGCGGCCGCCGGGCCGCTCGCCGCTGCGGACGAAGATGACGGGCCACTTGCAAACGCGCGGCCAATCAACGGAACCTTGGACATGAACGAATAAAACTTCTGGATTCGTCCATCCAGCTTGTCAAAAAATCCGCTGATGTATGAAAACACGGACCCCATGCCTTGCCGAATCATCTCAACAAAGTTCGACCATCCAACAATAAACGGCGACAGAAACACGCGGATTGCTGCGCCGGCGACTTTCAGGACGGCCCCCAACAGTTGCCCAAATACGCCGACCAGTTTCAGCACGAACTCAACAAGCGTCCCAATGAGCGTCAGCACAGGGGCCAGCGTTTCCGCAATCGGCGACAGCACCGATGTGATTCCTTCCACGACGCTGCTGATGCCGTTAGTCAGGCCAGCCATGCCGGATTGAATAGCAGCAAAAGCCCCTACAAAAGGCGTTACGAAAACGTCTCCAAGGCCGGAAAACGCCTTGCCGGATCGTTCCCCCGCCGCTGTGGCTTCTTCCATGGAGAAGGCCAGGTTGTCTACTTGCTGGGCCTGCACCTGGCCGAGCTCGGCGTTTAGCTGCTCAAGCGTGACCGTTCCTTGCGTGATCGCAGCAGCCATTTCTAAGGCACGGTCCTTGGCGGCCAAGAAAGACTTGCCAAGATTAAACGCCAGGAGCGTTGCCCCGATCATCGGGTTGCTTAGCCCAAGCAACGCAGCCGCTGTGGTGCCAGCCGCACCGCCACTAAGAGCAAGGCCCACGCCCAGTGCCTTGGCAGCCAAAATCATCGTGCGTGCGGTCATGGCACCCTTCAGGGCACCAATCGCAAAATCCTTTAACCCGGCTGGGTTACGAATTGCACTGAAGATCTTCCACTGAATCGCCGTCCAGGCGATGTCTTTGCCAAAAGCGATGACACTGATGCCGGCGTCAGCGACAGACTTGGTCGCGTCGCCCACGCCTCTTATGGCGTTACTCAGGCCGTTGATTACACGCTCCGCAATGCCGGCCTGCTTGGCCATTTGGTCGGCACTGGACGTGGCTGCCTTCAGTTCTGCGTCAGCCTTGGAAACCGCGCGGCCGTAGACCTCCTGGGTAAGCAGTCCCTTTTGGAGCATGCTGTCCAGTTTGCCGATGGTGTCGGCGTACTTTTCGGTTGGCGTCCTAAGTTCCTGCGTGATCTTGGCTGCCTGGCGAAACTCCGCGGCAGTGGCCTTTGAGCTCGCGCCGACCTTCGCAAGTTCCCGGTCGGCGCGTGCGACGCCGGCCGCCATGCCATCGGCATTGGCGGTGACCTGAAAGGCAAGATCAAGTTTCTGTGCCACGGGTTGGCCTTAGCTTCGCAAGCTCTGCAGCAATCTCTTGGGCCGTCATCGGCGGCCGTTTAATGGGCATGAAATCCTCTGCCTTTGGCGTTCGCCCGCGAACATGCGGAGCAATCGACAGGGCAGCCAGAACGCCGGTTTGTTCCCATTCCCTCCCGAAAGGCTCAATGTATTTGTCAAACGCAATCCATTCTCGGAGCAGGCTTACCGGCAGCCCGAGGATGTATTCCCAAGTCCACCCGGTGGCCAGCGCCAGACGAAACAGAAACGCCCGGTCTGGTCGGGCTTTCAGTTTTTTGCCAGCTCCTCAATCGACGTATCGGAAAGGTTGTTGTGATCCATCGCCGCCTGCCAGATGCGATTCATGACCTTGGCAGACTTGGCCGACAATCGAGCTATGTCGCCGTTGTCAAAAAGGCGATTTCCCTTCTCGTCCACAAGGCACCGCACCAAGAACTTCGTGCGGAAATCATCCACGCCGGTGTCTTTCTTTCGCACCCATTCGTTCTCGTAGGCGTCCCGCTCGCCGACGCTCATCACGCGAATGAAGACATCGCCGCCCCACTCGGGCACGTTCAGCTTGAACAGCCCCAGGTCGTCAGCGGCAAGGATTTGGTCTTTGGTCAAAGACGCCATGTCAGGCTCCTAGCTTGAAAGTCACGCTGTACGTCAGCAGTTCGCCAACCGCCGCTTGTGCCCCAAGCGTCTGAAAGATGGCTACCGGGAATGACAGCGACAGCCCCGGTCCACCTATTGATAGAGCCGCCGTCAAGCCGACATTGCCGGCACTCATGCCGGCAGTGCCTCGAGCCGTCACGCTGATCGTTCCGTAGTCCACGTCGCTGACGGAAAACACTTTGACCCGAGAAGCGCTACCACGAGGCGTGACCTCAATGGCGTCAGCGGCAATGCCGTCAACCGACAGCGACACCACCTCGCCGATGGGCGTGGTGCCCCAGCTGATAGTGGTGCCCTGAGATACGTTCGCCACGACGGCCCCCCGTCGTTACGACTTCACCTTGAAGGTGAGCGACTGCTTGACCAGTTCGCCCACCGAATAGGCGACGCTCGAGCTCGACACGGTCGCCGTGTACGTGACAGAAGCGAACGACAGAACGCCCGTGGTGCCGATAGCAACGGCCGTCGTGCCGTACGTTTCGCAGCTCAGTTCATTGTCAATCAATGCGGGTGCCTGGTAAGTGCGATTTGCACCGCTCGCCAGCCCGAGGTGCGAGTTGTCGAGCAGATCGCCGCCAGGCGTCACAGTGACGCTGGTGACCGTGTACGTGCTGCCGGCAAAGACGAAGTTATTGCCCTGCGAATCGGCTGCCATGTGGCGGTTCTCCTGTGGTTCGTGGGCCGCTGGGCCCTATCAAAAAACTACGGCAGGGGGTGCGAATCCTTGCAGTTACCGGATTTTGATTGCCGCACGGGCCATGATCGCTTGAAGTTCCCGTGTCATGGCGGCTTCCATAGACGAACGTGCAGACTCAAACGCCCTGAGCAGCGGCCGCCGTGCCGCCATAGCACCTCGCCCGCGCCGCTTGCGAGTTCCAAACTCGACGTAATAGGCATGGGGCGCAACGCCGGATCGATACCCCACCAACGCCGTGGCTGTCTGCCGGGATCCGCCGCCGTAGAGTTTTGATTTAGTGCCAGGGGATCTACGGAGGGCACCCTTGCGCGACCGTATTTGGTTGACGTTGCTTTGCAAGGCAACCAACCCCGGCTGCACGGCACGCTCTGCGGCTTGCAGTAGGGCGGCTGCCTCAACGCGAAGCGATTGGCCAAGAGCATTGCCGGAAAGCCACTTGGCATCCTGAAAACGCGTATTGAGTTGGATGTCGATGCCGTCCGCCATCAGATCGCCTCGTTGATGCGGAATTGAAACGACTGCTGCACCGAGTAGTACGGCAGCATCTGGTCGTCGGCCGGCATGTCCACGCCATCGGCCTCTGTGACGAGCGTCGTCCGCTGGATCGTCACGCCGGCCGTGGTGCCCGTCCAGCCGTCCACGGCCAGGCGAACCGCTCGAGCAATCGACTTCACTGAGGTGTAAGACGTGCCGTACGTCGTCAACTGCAGCGTGATGACCGGGTTCCCGACGTTGCCAGTCAGCGACTGCGGGCGTTCCACGGCAGTCCGTTGGAACACAACCAACGGCAACGGCGTGCCCGTCGGGGCAATGAGCGGAAACACCCGCTGCCCGATGAGCGACGACACCGCGGTCTGGCTTGTCAGCCGCTGAAACAGAAACGCTTCCGGGGCTTCTGGCAAGCTCATCCGTCACTCCGTTTCTCGGTGCAGATGATTTCTTGGTGCCACAACCGGTCCCGCTCCAGAATCTGCCCGATCTCCAGCACCCGGTTGCGGTACACGATCCGCATGGCACCAGTAAGTCCGTTCAGGTAGCGGATCTTCACCCGGTGCGTCATGAAGCCGACGGTCTCGGCAAATCGCTCGGTCTCGCGGGCCGACAGCGACTCCACCGAGGCCCAGACCGTTGCAAACGTAGACCAGGCCAAGACGGTCTCGCCGACTTGATTCTGCGACGTGGTCGCCTGCTGGATCGTCACCCGCGTCCACATTTCGCCCGGCGAGAGTGCCATCAGCGGTAGCTCCCCCACCGCACCGTATCCAGCATCGCCTTGACGCCGAACGGCACCTCGTTCAATGCCGCTTCCTGAGCCGCGTCGCGGTTACTCCACAGGTGCGACACGATCATGAGAACGGCCGACTTTACGGCGGCCGGGACGCTGGTGCCGTCGGCCGAGTAGCCCGCCCACCACGTCACGGTCGTGCTGTTCTGGTCGACCAGATGAGAAGGCCACGTCTTGCCGTATAGCGGCCGGCAGACGCCCGGGGTGGCCTGGCGGTCAACCCGGTACTCGGCGGCGTCCAGCGTGGCCGTGGCGGCCCCAGCCGAGGGCGTGTAGGTGACTGTCACCGCCGTGGCCGTGCCCGACTGCACCATCGGCGGCCGGGGCAGTTCAATGTCTAGATTGGGCACTGTCCCCTGGCGGCCTTCAATGTTGTTGCCATCCGCTTTCAGCCCGAACTGCACCGGGCTGCCCACGGGCCCGTAGAACGAGTCCAGACGCATCGTCCACTGCGTGGCACAGAACGTCCGGTCGCAGTAGTCCTCGGCCCAGCGGGTGGCCGCGGCGATCAGGTTGCTGATCAGGGCGTCGTCGTCCGTGTTGTCGATACGCAGGTGCAGCTTCGCCTCGGCGAGCGTCACCGGGTTTGATGCAGGATCCGTGGCACGGACCAGGCTGCGGTATCTCATTTGTGCTTCCTCCCTCTACGCCGTGGTGCGTCGGCCGTCTCGACGTTGCGGTGTTCGACCATGGCGTCCTCGAGCAGCGTCTGCTGCGGCTCGCTGACGAGCTCGACGCCGCCGGTGGCCAGCAGCATCTTGGCAGGGCCCGACGGGTACTCGATCACGGCACCTTTTGGGTAGCCCTTCATGGACCGCGTGAACCGCAGCAGAACGTGGTCAGTGCGTGGCAAGGCTGGCCTCCCCGTGTTCAATTGAGCCCCAGGCTTCGGCCGGTCGTCGGCCGCCGCCGTTCCAGTAATGCGTCGGAGTCTGGTAGACGGGCTTCAGATCCCGGCCTGGCCAGGTGAACTTGAGCTCGGCGTGGCCGATGGCGATCTGCGGAGCGATGCCCAGCTTGTTGCCGGCCGCACGGAACTGGGACCAGAAGTGGATGTCAGGGTCTCGCCGGGGCGGCTCGCCTTCCGGGGCGTCGCCCCAGTGACCATCGGGCCGCGGGCTGCCCAGGAACCACGGCGTGGGCGTGCGTTTGAGGGCCTCGCTGCGGATGAGCGTGCAGCCGAAGTGAGCCGTCTGCACGGGCTGCACCACAGCCTCAAACCACTTCGTGGGCAGCTGCACCACGCCGATGCTGCCGTCGTGCCCCTCGGGCGTGAACATCGGTATGCCGTCATCCCGCTTGGTCTGCAACGGGGCCACAGCGTCGTACCCGCTGGCCAGGGCCGCCGTCAGCAGCCGCTGGATGGTGTCGGCCTCAAAAACCGAGTCATAGTCGATGGTCAAAATCCAATCAGTGCGGTTCACCATGTCCACAAGCACACGGTCGAGGCACTGTTCCCAAAACGCCCCGACGTACTTCGTAGGCCGGATGTTCAGCGGGATGAGGCTCTGCATGCAGCAGAAGAACGTGTCTTGGAAACCCAATCTTGGGACGCTGAAAGCGGCCTCAATAGTGATATCGTGCTCGACGTTGCCGATGCGGATTTTCACAGGTTGCTCCTATAAACGCCAACGGGCGGCCGGGCGTACCCAGCCGCCCGCTTTGGGCGTTCTCGCATCTCCGTCAAGCGTCAGGCGCTGGCGTAGTTGTTCACGTTCGCCGTGGTGGCGTCGGTCGCTGCCGCCTCGGCCTTCGACAGCCGCACCGCCGAGATCACCGCCACCGTGGTGGACGGCGTCACGCGGACGGTCAGATACCGCCGGCGGCCACGCAGGTCGACGTTGAACCGGGCAACCGCACCCACGTCCGCCCCGGTGCTGGCCCCGGTGCTGGCAATCGTGAAGTCCGTGCCGCCCACCAGGCCCGAGACATTCGAGCCGGTCGCACTGGCCGTGTCGGACTCGCTGACCCGCAGCACGTTGGCAATCGACACGCTGCTCGCCGTGTAGGGCGAGAAGATCACGTCGATGCTGGCGTACTTGAAGCCCGCCGTGTCGATCTCGTGGGTGAACGTCGCGGTGGCGGCGACGCTCGCCGAGTGCTTGGCTACCGTCTTGTTGCCAGAAGCGTGGTTCATGGGTCAAGGGTCTCCAGGGATGGTTCAGGTTCAGGCGAGCTTCAGGGCGACGACCGGGCCAGCGGTGGTGTTGTCACCGAGGCTGTGGTGGTTGATGTCGAGACGGCCAACCGCACGGAAGGCGGTCTGGTCGACCTCGAAGTACCGATCCGTGCTGGACGCCACCACCAGGTCACTCTTGACCGCCATGATGCTGGACATCGACAGGTCGCCCACGTAGGCGTAGACCTGGGTCGTGGTCGGGGCCGACCGCATCTTCAGCACCCAGACCACCGGCAAGCCGAGGAACGTGGTCGGCGTGCTGGACGCCAGGTTCTGGGCGGTGTTGCCACCGGCCAGAGCACCGACG